TAAAAAATTCTTTAGTGGTGATTGGATAAATTTGTAAGTTTGTTATCATTGTGTGTGTGTTTTAAAAGATTATTTGTTACCAGCTTTCTCTTGTGTATATCCACCTATCCCACCCCCTTTATATTTAGAGTGTGATTTGCTTTTACCTTTACCCGGAGCCTTTTTTCGATACTTCCTATCCCTACCCTTTTTATTATCTTTCGGCTTCTCTGTGTCCAACTTTGCTTCCTCTATTTCTGGATCATCTACCTCGGCTGGTGGTGGTACAGGAGGGGGCATTTTAGGTAACGGAGGGGCCGACCTCCCCAACATTCCACCCATTATCATCCTCGTATAATTGTTTAAGTCTTTCTACAACAGCTTGTTGCCCTTGTAGAAAATAAAGTTCTTCAAGTGTGGTATCTTTAGGAGGAATTTTGTTAGGAAACATCCTATCAAGATACGAAAGTAAGTCTTTAGTAACTAAGTTATAGTCCATAAATGTCCACTTTTATATTAAAGTTCACAAGAATCTGAAACACAAGCTAACTCCTGTGAACCATAGGTAGTGTCAAGTGTTTCATATTTAAGAAGATTCTCCCAATTAATAGTGGGTAACCTCTTATTTAACGTGTCAAATTCTTTCTTAGTGCACTCTGTGTATGGTGCTTGCTTATATACGTAATCAGAGTAGGGTAAAAAGGAAACACCAGATATGTTATTAAAGTTATCATAGACATAGGAGCCAACACTCACCCACTCCTCTTCCTTAACAGAAATAGTCTGGCTAACTTTATGTTCAGCCCAAAATTTAGAGTAAACACCGTGAAGATCTAGCTGATTGATAGCGGAGAGATCTTTTCTTGTTAGAGAAAACTTAGGGGATCTCATGGGGAAAGAAAAGACCATGACATTACTGGGATTAGTTATGTCAGGTTCATAAGGTACCCCACTATCAATCAGTAGTGTGCACAGGGGATCTTTTACATCAGTTCTAACTGTCCTAATGTAGTAAGGGCTGTGTCTAGTGTGGATTCCAGAAGCAGAGTCAACAAGTTGACTAACTGTTCCAGAAGGTTTAATACAAGTTATACTGGCAGATGGATTAATACCAAGTTCACCAGCTAATTCTTCGTTAGTCTTTATTGCTTTTTCTCTTAGCTTAGTAAGTAAGTTAGGTAGGTTCTCACCACTTGATCCATTAGTAAGTGGACAATCCATTACACCTGTGAGTGAGACACCAAGTAGTCTCTCCTCTTCACAGTTTGTTTTCCACTTGTTAGTTAAGTATCTAAAGCTAGTAAGTGTAGACTGCCATGTACCTAATATAGTTGCTAATTCCACCTTCTTTGCTAGTAAAGCTGGAGTGTCATCACTCTTCACTACTGCTTCAGTTAAGTTACAAAACTCTCGTGGTCTCAGGATTATCTCTGAACATGGGTTAGTTCCAAAATCATCTCGTGCTTCTCTTCTGTCTCCCTTAAGTGGATTCTTTAAGTCGATGTTTAGTGTATCAACATGTTTCTTAGCATTAGCACTGCTGAATATACCACGTTCACCAGACTTAGAGTTATATAAGGCTTGCCACTCTTTAAGAAAGGTACCCACATCTGGATTAGTGTGATAGTTAGCTGAATTATTAGCAAGAGCACGTTGTGATTGTCTACCCCACCACTCACCTGATTTACAGGTACGCATCTGTTCATCACCTACATCACTCAAGGATAATAAAGCACTCCTTCGTACCCCTCCCACCACTACTACCTCTGCTGTCTTACATACTATATCATGACATTGTAGTGGAGTTAGCTTAGTTGCTGTTGCATCTTTAAATGTACGTACTGTAAACCTGAAGAGATCCTCTAAAGGTTCAGGGCCACTAGCTCTACCACCAAAAGTTTTCAAAGGTGATCCAGCTTTCCTAACCCCACTCATGTCCCACTTAGGTATCAAACCAGAGTAGAGTAAAGAGATTAGTTCTCGGAATGCTTTAGCCCACCCTAACTTAGAATCTCTAACAACTATAACTGTGTCAGTTTCATGTAAAGTCTCAGGTACAAACGGAAGTAAACTAGTGTACTTGTACTCAACTGAGAACCCAACTCCAGTACCATTCATGAGAACGTAAAGTAATTCATCAAATGATCTCGGAGAATCAATAGGTAGGTAAGCACAATTATAACCAGCTATATTCTCTTTATCTAAAGCATCTCCTGCAGTCATCAAACACCTCATTGAAGGCATAATTTGTAGGTTAAGTACTGCGCTCCTTAGTGAGGTCTCTAATTTCTTATCTACTGTGTATCCACAATTCTCTTTAAGGTGGCCTTTAAAGAATCTAAAATATCTATCTACTGTTTCTTCCCATGTCTCTCTTCTTTTCTTGTTGTAGTCCCAACGTGAGTACCTTGAGAGGTGGATGTATTGTTGGTATTGTGTGGGTAATGTAGTGCTCATGATTTATTTGTCTCTCGTTCAATAAGTTTCTCTAAGTATGTTCTAGCCTTTAGTAAATCATTTATTCCACCTTTATGTGGGTATCGAGTAATGTACTTAACCACATTACCTTCTAGAAAGTCTAACTCATTAGCAGTTATGTATTCAAGAGGTGTAATACCTAACCCGATGTAGTGTTTAGGACTTGTCACATCCTCATCCTCATATACTGGAACATAACTCTGAGTTTGTGCATCCCACTGCTGACATGGCTTAGAGGATTTAGGTGTGTTCCGTAATATGTTTTTAATATTGTCTTGGTCATCTCTCCCGAATCCTTCATTTGAACTATACCGTTCATCTAACCCATGTACTCTTTGTTGTCTTTGTTTCTGAGATTCCTTCCTTTCTATCTCATCTAAACTATAGTTAGTCATGTTATTCCTTTACTGGTGGTTCCCAAAGTGAAGGGTACTTATCTATCCCATTAAACTGTTCCTTCTGTAGTATGTATGCCATCCGTGCTTGGAGTAAAGCATATTCCTCATCAAAACCTTTCTCCTTATAGGTCTTTAGTACTGCATCCCAACGGCCATCCTCATTCTTATCTGCTTCTTCAAGTATTTTGTTTGCAGTAATAACACCAACACCAAGGCATCCGGGGTACCCATCTACTTGGTCACCTGATAATGCTTGTCTATAAAAGTTTTTCTCTGCAATATCTTTTGATATATCATAGATAACCTCAGTCTCAAAGTCCCAATGATTACCCGGAATAGTTAGTAAATCTTTATCAGTAGAAACTATACATGTTTCTTCTGGATTACTAGTTGTGTCTATACCTAAAAGGTCATCAGCTTCTAACCATTTAGATTGTTTTGTTTCATAAGATTCTTTTATATACTTACGTGCGGGTTTGTAGCACACTGGTTTCCTAGACCCCACCCTCTTAACTTTATAATCTAGGTTGAGATCTTTTCGGAAGTTACTGTGTGAACTTAAGTACATAACAACATCTGTAACACCCGACTTATCTTTAAGTTGGTTGACTTCTGAATCAATTAATCCTTTAACATCTTTGAAATCACAATGTAAAGTCCATATGTCATCACCCCAATCAACCTCTTTTTCGCAGACACAGCAGTTTTTATAAACTAGTATGTCACCATCAATTAGTAATTTCATTTATCCCCTTTAATATCAGTGAGTCTCAGCCCAATTAGAACCGAATGTGTACTCACCTGTTAGTGGTACCCTCAAGTTAAGAAGGTTACCTGAGTTAGTGATTGCCTCTACTGCAATCTTTCCTACTTCATCTTCAAGTCCTTCACGAACAAGCACTTGTATCTCATCGTGGATGAAAGCAACTTGTTGGTAGTCTTTGTCCTCTGTGTATCCTCTTTCTTTCATCAACCTGTGGAACTCAACCACCCACTTCTTACATACAATAGCACCTGCTGATTGACATAAAGAATTAAGTGATGAGTGTGTTGATCTTACTGGAACCTTCCTTCCATCAATACCAAATAGGTATCCCTTCTCCGCCTTCCTGAATACTTCTTCTCTTAGCTTCTTAAATGCTGGTACTTTCCTAAAGAATCTGTTCTTTAGTTTCCTACCTTCTCCTTTATCTTTTCCCACAATCTGCCCCAACTTAGCCTCTCCGGCACCATACAATAAACCATAAATAAAAGTTTTAGCTTGATCTCTACTAGGAAGGTCAGCAGCTTTTCGGTTAGCTTCGTGAATATCACCACTAACCACAGTCTTAGCATAACGACCACCATCAAAAGAAGCAAGATAGTGAGACACAACCCTAATTTCAAGAGAACTAATGTCGCATCCAAGTAGACTGAAGCCTTGTGGAGCATAGAATAATTTCCTACACTCTGTCCCGTATGGTGTTTTGACACTAGGTACCTGACCGATATTAGGATGGGAGTGAGAGCATCTACTAGAGATTGAACCCATTGTATTAACTGATCCGTGAATCTTGCCATTCTTTTCGTGATGTAACCAAGCATGTTTACCCTCTGATAGTTGAGCTATTAATTTGTTCACACCAAACGCCTCCGCCATTAGCTTTGCTTCTGGATAGGGTAGCTTAGATAGTATATTCTCGTCTACCTTTGGCTCATTGGTTGGTGTAAATTCTTTAGGCTTCCAACCTCTTAACTCTGTTAATCTTTTAGCTATATGTTTCCGTGAGTTAGGATTGAAGTCAACAATCTTAACCTTGTTATAGGTACCATTCTTTCTTGAACCCTCATCAACAATCCAAGAACCAAAGACTTTCCTCAACTCACCTTGTAGCTTGTCTCTCTTCTCTGCTAGTTGTGCGTATAACTTGGATGCCCCCTCAACATCAAAAGGAAATCCGTTTTCAGTTTGTCGTAAGCAGATAGTGTGTATGTCATGCTCCAGTTGTATTGAATCCTCTGGAAACTTTGCTTCAAGTAACTTACAGTACAGTTTATAGTTAAGTTGAACATCATTCTCACAGTACTCCACCATCTCAAGACTGAACTCTTCAAAGTCTGTGAACTCTCCTTTATCAAAGTTCAACCTCTGACCCCACGACTTAAGTGAGTGTCTACCATACTGGTCTTTATCAATGGCTTGGTTGTTGAAGTCTCTCTTTGCTCTGTCTGGATAGATCAACCTAGACCAGACTAACGTATCACGTATCTTTTGTGTAGGTTCTGGCTCCCATTTGAAAAACGATTTCAGAGCAATAAGGTCAAACCCTAAAATGTTGTGTCCTATAATCGTGTCAAAATTTTTCAGCAAAAATAGTCCGTCTATTATTTCTTCTCCCACAAAAGACCATAGCCTATCTTCTTCTATATCATAGATTACTAAACAATGTACTCTAGTAAACTCCTCTAGTAGTCCATCGGTTTCTATATCAAATACACATGTCTTCATCTTCTCCCCCACTTAAATCTTGCACCATTGCAATCATTGAGTCTAAACATAATTGACAGAACGTAACTGGAATGTTACCAAACATACCAGTAACACCATCATCCATAAATTGTGAGTTCTGTCCACATATTGAGCAACTATCTGTGTGTAGTGTTTCAAACAATTCCATCAGAACCTCGTGCTATCACCAGACCAACTCTCATCTACTTCCTCCTCATCAAATGGTGTCTCATCTACTGGTACCTCAGATAACCTACCTGTTTTATGGTTATAATCTAGTTCACAAGCTATACCTGTCTCTCCTGTCCATCTATTCTTCAACACTCTAACCGTAGTCCGATCTGGGTCTTCACCTTGCTGATCTCTCTCACACCCAATCACTATATCAGATAGTTGTCCTATGGAAGCTGAACCTCTAAGTTGAGCCATACTTGTTTGTGCTCCATCCTCATGACCCTTGTTACCTTGAGGTCTCTTCAGGTGCGACACTAGCACCAACCCACAATTTACCTCTTCAACTAAACCTCGTAACTTAGTCATTAGGTTATCAATAGTTCTCCTCTCATCACCCTCTTCAATACCTGATACCACAATAGATATGTGATCCAGTATTATAAAACTACACCCACATGCTGTCACCATGTATCGTATCTTATTCAGAAGATTATCTCCTTCTAGTGAACCCCAATGGTCATACATGTAGATTCTACCTGTATTTAAGGTATGATTGAAAGCTTCCTTGAAGTCGTTCTCCTCGACCTCAACATTACCTAAATGTAGTGGTCTGTTTAGATAGAGTCCCATGAATCCTAGTCCTGTCCTCTTGTTAGATTCCTCTAGTGCAATGTATCCTATTGTTTCCTCTTGGTTCAACATGTGATTTGCCATTTCTCTACAGACCTGTGACTTACCTATACCTGCACCTGCTGTGATCGTGACTATCTCCCCCCTTCGCATACCAAGAGTCTTCTTGTTTATACCTTCATATGGATACTCACAAGATGACATAGAGTCTTCTGCATTTACTATGTCCCACAAATCTTTCCCATTCACTATACCATCTGGTCTATAAACTTTAGCTTGCCAGATACAGTCAATCAACTCTCTTACTCTACCTTTAACTAACATTTCATTAGCATCCTTTAAAGGTAGCTTTGCTATCTTAGCTTTACCCGGTGGTAAAACTTGAGCACATTCTCTCGATGCTTTAATACCTGCATCATCGCTATCAAAACAAAAGATGACCTCTTCGTATCCATTGAGTAGTTCTATGCTCTTACGGATAGCTTTTGAAGCTCCTGCTGAACCATTTGGAATGGAGTAGACAGGCCATTTATTACCTTGAGACTGAGAAACGGATAATGCATCAATTTCACCTTCACAAACTATAGCTTTCTTTCCTTTACCTGACCATAGGTGCTGACCGTATAAACCAGCTTCCTTTATATCACCTCTGGTGTGGAAGTCTTTGTTACGAAACCTAATCTTCTGTGCTATTCTTTGTCCACTTGAATCTTTGTAATTGGCAATCTGTACTGGTTGTCCTGCAACTTCACCTATACAGTAGTCCCACTTCCTACATGTGTCTAAAGAAATACCACGTGCACTCAGGTTTGTTGCTTCACCCTCAACAAAATCCATACTGTTATCCCCTTTTTGTGTTATCACCTTTTGTTCACCTCCGGGTTTTTCTCTATAATTACACCCGAAACAAAAAGCATGTCCGTCATCATAACGTGCTAAGTTATCCCGTGATCCACACTCAGGACACGGTTCGTGTTGTATGAACTCGCTTTCCTCATGTGTGTGATCCATCAGTTCTCCAACTTTTCTCACCGTCTTTACTTGTTATTTCTATTTCACCAACATAAGTAAATCCTACGGTATTTAAAAACGTGTGGAAATTATCTAAAATGTCCTGTATTGAGTATCCCTCAAAAGACATCTGAGTTTCTTTAGTTGTTATTTTTCTCCATTCATCACTTGATTTATAAGTGAAACCATAATATTCTTTTATTTCATCACGGTCTGGAATGTTTAAAAATTCTTTTGTATCATTCTTAATTACCATTATTATCCCCTTTTAGTTTTCAACCCAAACACCTGATCCGCCACACCGTCTTTTTAGTAGACCCATGTTATCTTTATTTACAAGCCACCACTCTTTTACATCAAATGCTGGACAATCTGTTTTAGTTAAATCTCTATGACCCACTACTTCCGCATTAGGGTACATATGTTTTAAGGTTTTTATTAGAATAAATAAAGATTCTAATTGGTTGTTGGAATAGTCTGGTGCCACTATACCTCTACTGTTTAAACCACCTGCAATACACACACTAACTGAATCCAAATCATGATCTTTAGTATGTGCACCTATGTCATTTGGCCCGCGACCTACCTCAATCTGACCATTACGCTTTATAAAGTAATGATAACCAACTTTTAGTAGTCCACGTTTACGATGCCACTCATCAATAGTCCTAATGTTTATGTTTGAGTTAGGTTTTGTTAGAGTGGAGTGGATTACTATGTGATTAGTCTCTTTTCTTCTTGACATCCTTAGTCCATTCGTGAGGTACAATCTCTTCTGAATACAAGAAGTTATACTTCTTACACCAGCTTGCACATGTTAGTCTGGAACCTTGAACACGACTGTTCACATTAGAGAAAACAAATCGTATATCTAGTTCCGGGTGTTGTTCTTTGATAGACCTATGCATCCTCTGTTCTTTGTATCTGAAGTATCCTTTTGCTTCAATTATGACACCATTGGATAGCATAAAGTCAGGTTTATACTTATGTTCAATGAAGTAAGCAACGGATATTGGCTCATACTCATATTCGCATTTGCGTTTTGCTAAGTTGTCCGCTATCCGTTGCTCTAATCCAGATCTAAAAGTCACCAGACTGTTCTCCTTCTTCTTCAAAGGCTTCACCCTCTTCCTTCTGGTTGTTACCTTCATCTACGACTACCTCGTACCCTTCTTCTACTTCAAATACATCATCAACACTCTCACTTGCAATGTACTCAACTAGCTTCAGGACTTGAACCATTCGTAACCTAAGTTGTATACCAAGAGAAGTACCATGTTCATATGGTGCAATCTCATACGCTACTCTACCTATACTCCCATTACCTACCTTAATGGTGGACGGAAGTGGTGTACGATCTGGGCCTACAACCACAGGTCTTTGTGTGAAAGTCTGCCCTGTCTTTGAGTTTGTACCTGATGCCTTGAGTTTGAAGTGGAACTCAGTACCAACCTCCATACCCTCTTCATCAAGTGACACCTTATAAGGCATGTACTCCTGCCATTTTTTTGCAGACTTCTGCCGACATCTTTCCTTCCACTCATTATGAGCGTTATCAACAATTTCCTGCATATCTTCAGCATCAGAGCCAGTTAAGAGTACCTTAATATGAAACTGACCTTCAGCCTTATAGGTTGTGTCAGCTATCATAATATGAGGCCACTTGAACTCACCTTTTGGAGTTACTGGATATTTTCCTGCCATTGTTACCTTTCGTGTGTGTAGTTATTGTTTGTGTTGAACCTAGAATGTCCACATTTAAGAGAAAAAATACTCTGAGTCCAGAACTCCTGTTATATCAAGGTTTCCACGACTAGGTGGTTCCTCTAGTTCTGGAATCACATCTACTACTTCTTCATAGAAGTTAGTGAGTACATCTGTCTCCGAATACATTTCCACAAATGACTTTCGTATTGCATCTGCCATACGTGGAACAAAATGTGCATGAACTCCATAAGAGTCGTGCACTACAGAGAAATCCTTTATACCTTCTTTGATACACCTGTTAATAGTTAGTGTGAGTGCGGTTGCATCCATACTATGTACAAAATTAGGTGACACGCCATTGATTGATCTTCGCTTGTCTAGATTCTCTGTTTCTTCTAGTACCGATGGTTTTATTAGTACATTATCAATATGAGTAGTTATCCTTCGTGATCTCATACTCTTGTATATCTGTTGTACCACAAAATTTGAAGGTGTCTCCCATATAACAGGTAGGTTCTTCTCTGACATCTTCCTACCTATATCTTGAAGCCATGACATAGCTTCTCTAGCTTTTATTACTACCTCTCCTATTGCCTCCCATACATGTTTACTTAAGTACAGTGACGCTTCATAGATATGTTCACCAAAGGGATTGAAGGTGGGATTCTGTAGTATCTTATCATTCATAGCATCTTCTACATATGCTCTACAACTGAATCGTGTTCCACCATAAGGTACCACCATAACAGGTCTTTTTGTTATCTTACGGTCTATTCCGAATGATAACCACTCTTTTGAATATGGTAACCTTTTGTTTGTGTCCTCTGTAACTTTTTTATGTACCACATCCGCTACCAGTTGGTAAATATCTTGTGGAATAGATTCTGGTGTAAGATTTGTAGCTTTTCCACCTATGGTATCTCTTAACATTGCGGAGAAGTGTTGAAGCCCATTATTTGACCCATCTAAACATACAGGAAGGCGAGACATGAAACCATACCCAACCTCACTAAATTTAGACCATTCCATACACCAAGCTAAGAATGTCCAAGGTTCATCTGCTTTAGTCCACCACCTAAAGTTAAGTGGGTTTTTAGCGGAATGCTTAATATTATCAGTATTTTCTACAGCCCATGATACCCTATCTTTGAATGAAACCTTGTCGTAACCAAACGAATTTGCTCCGTGTACTGCAAAGTAATCCCTTTGTTCCTCATTATTAATAGGGAGTTCTTCAGAAAAGTGTAATAATGATTTAGCATAATCTGGCCCTTGAGGTGTTAAGAAGGAATTAACTGTGTATTTCCGACCTCTAAAGTCGCATTGGTACACAAAGTAAATTGCTTTGTACTGCCTAAACTTTCTCGCCATTGCTAGTGTACGAACTAATTGAATACGTTTACTAGTCATTTTAGCATTTAGATCGTGGACAGTCATTGCTTTCTTTTTCCACTTTATGAATATGTCCAACTGTTCTGGTGTCATATCCTTCTTCTTACCTTGTACTGGACATGGAAGTACTTTATAATCCTCTCTAGGTGGTAAATTAGCCCATGATTCTCCAGTTTCCCAACATTTTGTCATCATTTCTAGTAAAGGCTCATTAACCATCCACTTAGTCCTTTGAAGTGTATTAATAGCACCATATTCCATTGGCATAGAGTGGTTTTTCATTTCCTCTAGGTACTCTCTATTCCTAGTCTTAATCATTGGTATGGAGTCAATTCTCTTGGTATGGTAACCACCATTAAAAGGCGAACTCCAGTCTAGAGGTGGTATTACACATGGGTAGAAGTATGGGTGTAATCCTTCTCCCTCTTTATTGACATTCTCAATCCAATATAAGGTTGCCTTGTTAGCTTGGAGATATATAACACGTTTCTTTCTTCCAAATTGAACCGTCTTAATCTCCATTAACCCTGTGGTTCTAATGAGTATATCAATTAACTTACTACCCAAGTGTAGTCTTTCTGTCTTACTCCACGCATCATGCTCTACAACCTCAACTCTACTCATAGTTCTAATAATGTTGTACCTACGATACAACCTGTTACTAGTTTTAGAGGTGATCTTCCTCTTGATACGCCTGAATATTTTACGAGATTCTTCTCCTTTATCCCAAATGTCGAACTTAAATTGATCTTCTATAGCACTACCTAGTTTCATTGCAACACGTGTGAATGGGCTTCGTTGAGAAACTCCATCCAATGAGTACTTTAAGGTTAGGTATGCACACACTTCAGCATCCATTAAACCAAGTGTGAGAGCAGAGTTCTGGTACTTACCAACTCCACCCGCTAATGCTTCACTAAGAAATTCTTTGATCCCTCCTGTTACTGAATCAAGTGCTTCTTTCATTAGAGTTATTCCATAAAGTGTGGTTGACTCTCCACTTCCCTTTCTAGCACTTCTAATATTCTTATAATACCTATCAATACCAAGAGAATTCATTTCCTTTTCAATTCTTTCTTGTTCATCGGCTAGGTTCAATTTAGTACCTCTTTTGGAGTGTTCTGAGATAGTACTTCATTAAAGTTCTTCTCAATTAGATTCATTGTTATAGTGATAAACATAAGTGACTTATTAACCTTTTCTTCTGCTGTACACTCATCATCCCTGAGTGCACCATCAATCATCACTATTGCATTACCTAGAATCTGTTGTGCTTTATGATCTAGTTCTGCAATCTGTTTATCAGTCAAATTATACTCAGCTTTTAAGTCTCCATACTCAAATCCTGACTTCAACTCATCATCATTTTCCATTATCTACCCTTGATATGTGATTATTTCCTTCCTACACGTTTGTGTACCTTTCTTGAATGACTCCTCTGTTATATCACCTGAGAAAAGCCAATCGGCTTCATCCATTAGTGTGACTGTTTTCTCCATGATATAGTGTGTGTACTCTAGCCACTCTATCACATCATCTGGAAACTTAGGTTTATTTAACCTTATTTCCTCCTTAAGTAGATCTGCTTGTCTCTTAAGTGTACTTTGTGTGTGCTTAAAATGACCTCCACTCATAACATCCTCACAGTCAAATTTCTTAGAAATAGTTAATCTATTATACTTAAGTTTACTCTTGTGTACTTGAGTACCTCTGTTGAGAATACCTTTTCCCATAGCTTATTCTCTTTTACTTCGTAAATGTCCACATTTTAAAGTTCACTTCTTCCAACAGTTGTTATGGAACAGGTGAAAGTTAGGTTATTGAGGTTCGTAAACTGACCAAGCAGTTATGGTCTAAGACTTCCCCTCCGAGTCGTATGCTCAAGTCTTTATGAAGTGGGCTGTACAATTATTACGTCAATAACCACTGTCATTCTATGTATACCGAAGTATCCCTATTTGTATCTAAGAACTCTTGAGCTTCTTCTCCATCTACCACATTAACGTAGTAGTCTTTCATATTACTACGTACATACTCTTGTAGACTATCTAAAGACATATCATCTACATACAAATCAACTGTTGACTCTATGTCTTCTGTAGATGGAAATTCATCGTAAATTACTTCTTCAGTCATTTTGTGTCCCCAATTTAAGTTTGGTGGGCAAGGTAGGAGTTGCACCCACTTTGTCTAGCGACACCAGATTTACAGTCTGGTTGCTTTCTCCATTGCATACTTGCCCAAGTTAAAGACTGGTTACTGAAGCGTGATAATTACTTCTCCCACCCTCGCTCTCCTCCTCACCAGCCTTAATCATCAGTTTTACATATGTGTAATGCCGACACACCATCTGATGCTCCATATATCTCAATTACAATCGTACCGTGAACTATATTAACTTCGTAATCGAACTTCCAGTATTCTAGATCTAATAATATCTCACCTAGATACTGTCTATGCTTGTGTAAATCAAGTTTAATTTTGTTTATCATACGTTACTCCTAAAATGGTGTATCCACTTTCCAAGCTATACTCTGCACTTCTCGTGCATATGTGTCACCATATTCCCATGATCCATAGGTATGTGGTGACTTAACTGCACAGAACCATCTGGCGTATGGGTTTTCTCTTTCCTTCGATGGCTTCTGCCACTTCTTGAGAACTCTCCACTCCCATGTACCATCAGGAGATTTCCATATCTCGTATGGATTCTCTACTGGTCTGGTTTTATTCATTAAGTTTTTCTCTTTACTCATCAGTTGCACCTCTGTCTGTGAAAGGTTCATCATACTTATGGGCATACCCTCCATAATCTACATCATCACCATGAAAGGTTGATCTTTCCACTGCATCCCATCTAACATAACCCCTTGATGTTCTTGAGTTAAAATGGTGCAGTACCTTCTCTGCATCTATGTCTGGATCAGCTTCTAAACAGTTTGCACATGTCCAATGATCTGTCACATCATCAAACACAAACAGAACCTCATCAGAATCTACCAGCATATCACACTCGCTACAGTAAAATACTGACATTAGAAATCCTCTTGTTTAATGTTATCTTTATTACTTGTGTACTGTATTCTAATAATACCACCACCACTACAGTAAACTAACAATATTATGAATACTGCTATTACACCAGTTAGTACCCCACCCCAAAATATTGAGAGGAATACTAGTATATCAGGTAACGCTAGAAACCACATCCATCCGTGAATTTCAAGGTTGCATGTTCCGATACACTCTCTCCATTACCCGCACTCACTTCAACTTTGAACTGAGCAAGGTAGTCTCCATCCTTCACCAGTTTATACAGCATGTTCACCAAATGCTCTTGTGCCATATCCTCAACATCTAAATAC